GTTCGAATCACCTAGGCCGGACCCATTCACCTATCTTCTAGTGGTTAGGAATGTCGGCTGTTAACCGATCAACCAGAGTTCGAATCTCTGTGGGTGAGATTATCTTTTTAAATGTGTTGTTCCGTATTTAAAAAGATAACATTTGCGCGCGATTTTGAGTAAATAAATATATCATAGTATTGTAAAGCCCCCATAGTTCAAAGGTAGAATGTGGATTTAGTAAGTCCAAGAAGAGAGATCGATACTCTCTGGGGGCAAACGGGATGACGCAGAGGTTTAGCGTGTCGGGCCCATAAAACGCGTGTGTTTTATCAGGTCACCCGGAAGTCGAATGTTCGAATCATTCTCCCGTTAATTTTTAGAATCTCTCCAGGTTGTAAAAATTATACCTTTCTTTTCAACTGAAACACGTGTTCGACGACGATACTCGCACCCATGAACGTCAAAATCGCGTTATCGTATTGAAATCCGTACGCCACGAGCGCGAAACCCCAGATAAACGCCAACAGATCCGTCACGGGTGCCGCCATGTAACTACAGTTCGACTCGGTTGGTAACGATGCCTCCATGATTTGATAATATGCATACCCAGCGATGGTAGATAGCACCAGAGCAATGGTATGTTTATTCATGTGATAACCCCACATAAAAAAATAACCTCACTATATATAAAATGTCTGGTGGTATTGCCCAACTCGTCGCTGTCGGTGCCCAAGATGCCCATCTCGTCGGCCAACCTGAAGTCAGTTTCTTCAGATCTAACTATCGTCGTCACACGAACTTCGCCCAAACTGTGGAGCGCCAAGTGCTTCAGGGCACTCCATCCGCGAACGGCATCTCCACCGTTCGTTTCGAACGCAAGGGTGACTTGCTCGGATACTGCTACATCACGCGCCGTAACCCAAATGCTTACAGCAAAAGCACGTGGGCCTCGCGCATCAAGAAGGTCGAGCTCTTGATTGGTGGCCAAGTCATCGATGAACAAACGTCTGTGTTCTCTCAGAACATCGCACCAGTCACGATGGCTCAAAACTACACGAAGTCTCCAATTGCGAACAACGCGGACTGTTCGTTCTACCCACTCCGATTCTCTTTCTGTGAAAACTGGCAATCCGCGATCCCATTGATCGCACTCCAGTACCACGATGTGGAATTGCGTATCACGTGGAACGCCCCAATTGACACGGATTACGAAGTCCACGCGCAGTACATATACTTGGACACGGATGAACGCACCACTTTGGCGTCGCTCCCACAAAACATGGTGATCACCCAAACACAGAAGTCTATCGCGTCCATCGCCGCCATCCAAGAGGTGAACTACAACCACCCAATCAAGTACATCGCGTCGTACGATAGCGGTGGTCACGGTTTCTCCTCTGGCAAGGTCAAGTTGCAAATCAACGGTACCGATGTCGCGGATGCCAAGCCAGCGAACCCACACTACATGGGGTGCAGCTTGTACTACCACACCTCGTCGTCCACGATTGATGTTTCAGATGAAACCATCTTCTTGTACCCATTCTGCCTCGAGACCTCCAAGCTCCAGCCAACCGGTTCTCTCAACTTCAGCCGATTGGACTCTGCGCGATTCGTTACTGATTCGGGTACCTTCGGTGAAGACATGTACGCTGTCAACTACAACATTCTCCGCATCGAAAACGGTATGGGTGGTTTGATGTACTCGAACTAAATTTATTTACACACTAATAACAAATGCTGTGGAAGTATTTGTTTCTTATAGGATTTGTGTTCGTACTCACGTACGATCCAAAATCCAGGACACTCGAAAATTTCATCGCACCGAATGCCCCGTGTAGAGAAGGACATTATCAGGAGGTGCAATTCGCAGAAAAAGGTTATCCATGCCCACAGAACAAACAAACACATATGGGCGCAATTATATCTACTTAAAAAGATTCAACGTTTCTATTACATAAATATGTTGTCCTTCGACCGAGAGACTCTCACGATCGTGGCCATCGTGACGTGCATCGCCGCGACTGTGTACATCTATAAGGAATTCTCCAAAGCTAAAGATGATATCGAAGGTATCAAAGGTTTCTGTAATAAACTCGTTCAAGCGCACACCCCACCCCAACCCCGTCCAACGACCTCTAAGACCATCGCCGTAGAGGAAGACGACGAGGATGATGAACCAACTCCCGTAAACGCCGAGTCGGAGGAAAATTAACATCTCCGGAAATTATAACTTGCGACCAGCGCAATGAAAAAATACAAGGCCATCGCGATACCGGTAACATTTACGGGAGATAAACCAAGGTTCCTCACAGTGAGAGATAAGCGCTTCAAAGATTGGATATTTGTCACGGGAGGGTGTAGACGACGGGAGATTTTTAATCCCATTCGTTGTGCTCTCCGTGAACTCGAAGAAGAGACGCGTGGGGTCGTGTCTCTTAAAAGAGGTGAATATACAGAATTTAAATTTACAGTCAAAGAGAGTCCCACAGTGGACCTCGAATATAACGTATTCGTATTCTTTGTGAATTACACGAAACCAGAACAATCCGAACTCGTTAAGAAATTCAACGAAGAAAAACAAAAAATGATGATTAAAAAAATACAAAAGCAACCCATCAAGCGCACACACGATGAAAACGATTTCATGGCTTTCGAAACACTTCAGGAGTTTCGGTCAAAGAAACAGTGGGATAGGATCACCAAAAATATCCTAGAAAACCCAGAATTCTATGCGTGTGTGACTTCTTTGGATAGAAAATCCTTTGCTATAAAATAATGAAGTCCAAGAGTTACATTCTCATGCAAATCAAGGACTTGCTTTTAAATAGACGTGATTACAGCGAACGCAGGGCATCTGCATACATCGAAGATGTCAAAGAAAAAACAGTCTACGAACTCTTAACCTTGAAAAAGGAACTCAATGAATCAGAGGAACTGTATCCAGACGTGTCTCTCATGCGTACCATAAGACACGGCATAGAAGATGAAGATGATTAAAAAAATGAATAGATGTATTGGTAAGTAAGGATGTTCAGAAACTGGTGCAAGACCAATGGTTTCTGCAAAGCTACCAATCTATCACATGTGCTCATGGACGGCGGTGTCCTATCCGTGCCTTTTGATAGATTGAATGACTTTTATGAAAAGTATGTGGAGTGTATAAACTCGGGCGAAAAGCTCTTCGTGGTCGAACAAAAGACTGTGGACGCGTACAACTTTTTCGTGGACCTCGATTACAAGGATGACGACGCGATGACTATGGAAGAAGTCGAGCGCGTGTGTCGTGTCATTTGTGATAAAGTGTCTAAATACGGTGGAAAGGACGCCCTCGTCTCCGTTGCAAAACCAAAACCTGTGGGTGACCTCATGAAAACGGGTGTACACATCAATTGGCCCGATTTTCCAGTCAATAGATCATCAGCCATCGCACTCCGTCAGCACATCATATCTACACTAACACTCGTGTACGGTTCCAAAGATTGGGAAAACATTGTGGATTTATCCGTGTATGGAAGCAGTGAAAGGAATACAAAAGGGAGTGGTTTCAGAATGCCTTGGTCACATAAGAAGGGTAAACACGAGGCGTGTAATGGTGCGGGGTGTGCTGCATGTGATAAGGGAAAGGAAACACAGGGTGAGTATTTGCCTGTATTCATTTACAAACATGGTCCACTCGCTATGTTTCAGCGAGTTTCACCCGAACCGAGTGTGAAACTCATGCACATGGCCACACTCCGAACACAAAACGTGGAACCGAAGATCATTGAAGGAACAAAGAAGGTTGAGGGTACGTTCACGGCCGCGCAGACCAAAAATGAGTTCACGGATCCAGAAACATTGGCGCTTCTAGAAACCTTCATTCGACGAAACATGGATGGTCAAGTGAACGCGAGGGTCACAAAGATTTACAAGGAAAAGAACAGTTATCTCGTGGCTACGACGTCCAGATATTGTGAAAATACAAAGAGACAACACGGGTCAAATCACGTGTGGTTTCACATTTTAGGAGACACCATCTGCCAAAAATGTTTCTGTAGATGTGAAACCATTCGCGGGCGTCACTACGGATTCTGTAAAGACTTTTCAGGACGCAGACACCAACTCCCAGAAAACATCGTGGAAAAGCTCGACGTCACGAAGTACAAACCCATTCCAAAAAAGAAGGTGGAACCTAAACCCACCAACGATGTAAAGGGTGATCTCAAAAGGTACATCCAGAGACACATACTCAAGGATGTAGAATTTGACATCACGGACATCAAGAAACAAAAGGGTATCAAGAAGAGAGCCATACACACAAATCACGTGTGTACCGCATGTTCCCAAACAGTGTCCTTCAACACAGACAAGGGAACGATAAAACAGGTGTGTGCGTGTGCCACTCGCGCGCACTTACTTATAGATAAAATAGCAAGTAAGTTATAGATGCTAGCAGTTGTATTCCTCATCGCAGTCATTTACATGTCCTCGAAGCTCATTAAAAAGGGTGTGGAGCTAGACACACTCGATTCTCTCATACGCGAAACACACAAGTATTCAGGACTCAATGAAGTTCTGTACCGTGAATTCCTCGCCAACATAAACATGGCGAGGGAGTACAAGGGACACGACGATATCTCCAGAAAACTCCTCGAACGCGCCATCAAAAACATGGAAGAACTCGCACTCTACGGCCCTTCTTCCGATTCTACGCTCATAGAAGAAATCGATGACCTTCTCGTGCGCATAACGCTCGAATTTGAGCTTTTATACAGAAGAACTTAAAGATTACGCACGTTTTAAACAAAAATGGCTACCAGAACACGCGCAGGACGAGTTTCTAAACCACCGGAACGTCTCGAAATCTTCGAAGAAGTCGAAGACGATTACACGGATGACGACGAAGACTACGAGGATGACGAATCCGATTTTTACTCCGAATCAGACGATGAATCTGAAGACGATCATGACGATGATGAAGATGCCGATGAAAACGGTAACTTAGCTGGATTCATCGTGGATGACGAAGAGGATGAAGACGAAGATGAGGAATAATCTACTTAAAAAAATCATCCGCCATTTTATAAAATGGAGAGCGATATAGGTAATCCCATTGAATACACTCCAGATATCATGGATAAACAAGAAACGTCTTCTCTCAGAGACGTCATGGATGAACCACCACAAGAGGAACAGTCCATGTATTACTATGCACCTCCACCTCCACCACCTCCTTCGCCGTACCAAATGCATCCCGAAAAGATAGATCTATTCGGTAACCTCGACAAGACTGCCTACATCGTCATCTTCGTCGCCTTCATTCTGGGATTCTTCATGGGGAAAACCATGCAACCAGTCATCCTTCGTCCAGGTTGAGAATCCCTTAAAGTCAGTCGTGGGTTCATCCTTTGACTCCAAAAAATATGCTCTGCTCACTACGAGTGGGTCTCTAGAAATAGCGTCTCCAACTTCGGTCGCAGACACGTGACTAGGTTCATCTTCCATCTTCCGTTTAAGTTCTCTGACTTCTCTGTCTTTCAGAATTAAACCGAATATGTACAACACGATAAGAATGGTCACCACGTTGAGTGCGATGGTCAACATACTTATTATATGTGTGATTTTAATTTTTCATTTTAGTTCGATGTCGCTTCTTCGCCTTGTTCGACTTCACCGCCTTCAGTCGCTTGCCCTTCCGTTGACTTCACTTCTTCGGCTTCGGCTTCGGCTTCGCGCTTCTTTTTGCGCTCTTCGATCTCATTCGCGACGATGGCGTCGGCTTCCTTCACGAGTTCTTCCATAGGTGCATCTGGCTTTTCCTTCTTCAAGCGTTCAATGACTTCGGCCGGGTGAGAAATGGGAGCTTCATCCGGCTTCGTGTAGTACTTGGAGTTCTCATCACCGGGCTTGATGAACGTGTTCGTACCATTCTCCATCATGTCGCGCTTACGTTCTTCGAACATCTTCGCCGCCATCTGCTGATTTTCCTTGTATCCACTCATGAGCTCTTCAAGCTTTTCGTTCGTGTAGTGGGCGTCTTCGATAGCCATTGGATCCGGTGGAATCAAGAGCCACTTATACATATCCACGACATAAATGTCGAAAGTGGCATCTTCTTTTTGAAGACGCTTTGCGTGTGACGCAGCTTCTTCTCTAGAGTTGAAAGCGCCTCTGATCTTGATACCAAACTTATCATTCTTCTGAGGGCATTCTGGGCCAACCACGGAGAGACACGCATAGAGTTGACCGGGAACGGTGGTGTAATCTTGCTCGAGAGACATTTTTCTGACTTATACGCGAGTCAAAACTTTAAGCCAACTTAAAACTAAGGTGCGTGTGTATACAAATGCACGAGTTTTGGAATACCCAACCCGTACCAGACGATCACGGTGAATACACGGGGGAAGTAGACACGTCTAGAAACTACGACCCGAACCCAGTTCCTTTACCCGAACAGTTCGAATGGTCTGAGTGTACCGTAAAAGAAGCCGCCGAACTCTTGAGTGTTCACTACATCCGCGATGAACATTTCGCGCTCGAGTACAGCGAACAGTTCGTCGAGTGGGCGACGACATCCGAGTGGAATCTCGGGCTTCGAACCAAATCGGGTGGTAAGCTCGTCGGGTTCATCTCGGGTATGCCATGTAAATACAGGGTCAAGAAGGATACGTTCGATGCGCTCCAGATCAACTTTTTGTGTGTTCACGACACGTTACGGAATCAGCGTCTCGCACCATTGCTCATATCCGAGATTCGAAGACGCGCCAACGCTCGGGGAATTTGGCAAGCCGTGTACACGGCAGTCGCCAAACTTCCCGGTGCCGTGACCAAGACCGGGTATTGGCACAGACTCTTAAACGTACCCACACTGAACAAGGCTAGATTCTCTAACGAACGGGAGAGACCACACGCAATTCACGGGACATCGGAATACACGGTCATGAAAAGTTCGGACGTACCAAAGGTTACTAAGATGTTACGTAAACACATGGAATCGTACGATGTGGCACCGGTCATCGACGAATCGTGGGTTCGCCGATGGCTCATGCCTAAGGAAAACATCGTGTATTCGTACGTGGGTAAAAATGGTTTCACGTCCTACTACGAAGTCCCGTATACATCCGTGAAAACAAGGGTACGGGTTAGACAGGCGTACATGTTTTTCAACACGTCGAGTGATTTCAAGGATGCGTCGATCCTGTCTCGGAACGCGGGGTTCGATGTGTATAACACGTTGGATGTAGGATTGAAACACGAAATGTTAGAGGCTAATAAATTCATGAAGGGTAACGGACATAATCATTGTTACGTTTACAATTGGTCTTGTGGAACAGTTGGTTCTGATAAGGTTTATATAAGACTTTTTTAACTTAAGTACGTATATATAGAAAATATATCTATTTATACACTATTGTTTACTTTTATAAGATTTTGAAAAAGTTTTAGAAAAAAAATTATTTTTTACGTTTCTTTTTTCTAAAAAAAGTTTTGAAAAAAATATTTTTTTATTTTTGTTTTTATTTTGAAAAATACTAAAAAAACTTATATTACAAAAAGTTTAGTATGTCTATTTTAAACCAAAAGACGGAGTCTATATAGGAGCCACGTCTAAATTATGTCTAAAGTGTAAAATCTCGTAAAAAACTAAAAATTTTATAAACTTTTTTGTCTAGAAATTTTTAGAAAAAAAATTATTTTTTACATTTCTTTTTTCTAAAAAAAGTTTTGAAAAAAATATTTTTTTATTTTTGTTTTTCAAATTCTTAAAAAGTATGGTGTTACTTTAAATTTTACGATCACAAACCATGTCTAAATCAAACGTAGTACCTAAGTAAGCACAGGCCATGTCTAAATCAAACAAAAAAATGATAGAGGGTGGTAAAGGTGGTAGCGCTACAAACGCGAGCGGTCTTCCGTTTGAAAATTGTGTCCTTCGTGGACACGTACCGGGCAAGTCCTACTTGATCGGTGACAAGAAATTCGTATACCTAAAACAGGGACAGTTTACGAAACACATGGCCGATCTCAAAGATCCACAGTGGGAACACAATAAGAAACCAGATGGTGCTTACGTGTCTCACGATCGTAAGACGATCATCATCATCGAGGTCAAACACCAAAAGGTCGCGGGGACGGCCGATGAAAAAATTCGAGCGGGTCCGTGTCTAAGAGAAGAGTACAAGGCTCTTTACCCATCGGTCGAACACGTCCATCTCATGTTCATAGTTAACGAGTTTTTTGCTAAGAAAAAGTATGAAATCGCTATAAAATTTAACGAAAAATTTGGGATTCCAGTATTTTTCGCCAAACGAGTGAGTGTTTTAAAAATGTTCGTGAATACGAGGACTAGAAAAATCACGCCGTTCACGTCTGCCTACGCGGTGGACGAAGAAGCCATCAATGACTGGATGACCGAACGATCACTTCAGTCGTGTTAGACGCTGGATTTTTACTGTTTATCGCTCGCCTAGCTTTAATGTCCCTCACAGTGTAATCAGAAAATGCATTTCTCACTAAATCAACTCCCGCGTTACTCATCACAAACTGCGCGCCGCTCGATTTCGTCATCGCAAACAGTTCCTCGTGGTCCTTCAAATTGAATCCGTCTTTTGTGTATCCCACGAAAGACGTTTTCGACTCGGGTGCGTACGGTGGGTCTAGGTACATGAAATCACCGACCTTGACCCGTGCGATGGCTTCTCTGAAATCGCAATGTGTGAACACAACTTTCTGTATGACCTCACTCACTTTTACGAGGTCTGGTACAGCGGGTGTCGTCTTGTAGTGTCCGTAAGGTACATTGAACCCATTTGGTCCTTCCCGGTACACACCCCTGAAACACGTCTTGTTTAGAAAGACAAACATCGCAGTTCTGTTTGGTCCACCCGTGTTGTATAGGTGTCTCACCCAATAATAGTAACTTTCCTTAGACGTCAATGCTTCTTTTTCGTTCATAGGTTTGCGATTGACTTCTTTACCCTTCAGTGAATCGTACACACTAAAAAGGTCTTCGACTTCTTTTTGAATCTCAGTGGGTCTAGATTGTATATCCTTGTACGTGTTTATGAGAATCTCGTTTAGGTCGTAGGCATAAAATGTACCCTTGACGTTTGCTTTTTCGAGTGCCGCCAACAACACGCTCCCACCACCCACAAAAATTTCGTGATAATCATTTATTTCGGTCGGAAAAGCACCTAAGACAGCATCGAGTATCTGTGTTTTTCCACCAACCCACTTAAGAAAAGGCTTCATAATTCTATATAAGGTCTAAGTTTTAAGTCATGGAAGATATACGCAAACACCATAACGAGCAAAAGCGCGACCTCATACGCGCTGTCTCACGAGAAGGTGATGCCGTGTTAGACGTTGGGTGTGGGTTCGGGGGTGACATAGGAAAGTGGAAACACGCGAAGGTCAACGTGAGCATGTGTGAACCGTGTGAAGAGGCACTCGAAGAGGCAAAGACGAGGGCAAAGTTTTATAAGATGCGCATCAATTTCTATCACGGGGACATCACGTCTGTTCCAAACAGAAAGTACGACACGATATGTTATAACTTTTCACTGCACTACATATTCGCGACGGAAGACCTATTCATGACCACTACCAAAGAGATAGCGAAACGCGTGAAGCCCGGTGGTAAGCTCGTGGGTATCATACCAGATTCAAACCAAGTCATATTCAAAACACCATTAAATCACGAAACGGGGAGTTTTTTCGTGATGAAAGGGACGAGTCATGGACAATTCGGGGAAAAGTTGTTCGTGCACTTAGTAGACACACCGTATTATCAAGACGGCGCAAAATCCGAACCCATCGCACACAAAGATTTATTAGTCACGCGTTTAGAAAAATTGGGATTTAGACTGAAAACGTGGGAACCCCTTCGCGGAAATTCCATATCCGAGTTGTACTCGAAATTTATATTTACTTATAAGAGATGATGCTCGCCATTCTGTTAGTCATTGTAAATCTATTGATACTTTTAAACACAAAACAACCAGAGAATCTAGTCACCGTCAAAGAGCGGTACGCGATCCTCAGAGAACACTTGCGTGAAACGAACAACGAAGAATTCCAAAATTTGTGTCGCGAGATTCCCATCACAGCACACCACAGGGCCCAAGGTGGGAGTGTTGGGTACAACGTCAACAAGGGCTACGAGATAGGTTTGTGTGTCGACGGTGAACCAAACGAAATCATGCACGTTTTGATACACGAATTGGCGCACTGTACGGTCGACGAGTATTCACACAGTCAAGAGTATTGGGAAAAGTACGACAAACTCAAGACGATGTGCGTCGCCATAGGTATTTACCAAGAGATACCAGAGAAGACCAAGTTCTGTGGTAAACACATCCAGGATAAATAATGTGTGTCTATCATAAATGAGAGAACTCCCCGTTCTTATTTTGCTTTGGATTTTCATTTTGTTCGCGATTTATAGCCCACTACTCACGCGTGAAGCTAAGCCTGAAACCAAAAAGTGGGTCAACGCTGCCTTGATCACTTTCGTGGTTCCACAGATCATCAATGCGATCGCGCGTGGATACAAGCGATTCGGTAAGTTGGGTGTCGACTACAACTTCATGTTGTGGACTTCTTTCTTGACGTTCACGCTCTTCGCGACGTACGTTCAAAACAAGACGCTCGCGGAAAGAATCGGAAATTTCGGGAAGGATATTAAGAGCACAGGAACTACTCTGGGACTTTTAATACCTACGATGATGGTTTCTATGATTATTAACTATCGTTTGCTTGGTGGCCAAATCTACGTTCACTACATCTAAGCGTAACGCTTGAGAACATAGAAAATACCCGCCGCCACGGCACCGGTCGCCGCGAGACCCACCGCACTTCTGTGTCCTTGATCATTCAAGAATTGAGGCACGTAGTTCGCGAGCTTTTCTTGCACAGGCTTACTAATGGCAGCCGCAGTACACGCCGCGACGATGACGGCTTGCATCTGCTCATCAGTAAGGTTGAATGGATTCTTGTTTTGTGGAACCGCTTGTTGCTGTTGCTGCTGTTGTGGTTGCATAACCATGGGTTGTTGCATGACAACTGGCTGTTGCACGCGTGGGTCGGACTCCATCATTGGGGGTTCGAGTGGCATTTCTGGTTGGCCCATGATGTCAGAGATTGGAGTGGAATCCATGGTCATTTCTTTATTTTGACTCACATTTTTTTCGGGTTGGTTTTGTTGCATGAAAGAAGTCGTGAGAGGAACCATTCCATCGTCATTTTCAGAGAGATTTAACGTCCGGACGTCAGTCGACATTTATGTAGACTGACTTTTTTGAAATCGTTGAGTAACGCATCGTCATTTTCGTTTCGTGACTGTGAGACGTGTTTTCTTAGTGGCATTCTTCGCATCCGCCTCCTGTTGTTCCAAATATTTTGGGTTGTATGTTTTCTTGTGCATGCTCCAAAGTTGTGGACTGCCTACCCTGAACCCATTTCTGATTTTAGCTTTGTACCAAAACACACAATCCTGTATTTTATTAGATTTAACCGTGTTATCTAATACAAGACATTCGTAGTTTTCTGTGCACGCGTCCATCACCTTACAAAACATATCGAACGATGGAAAAATACCAAAAAATGATTTATACAGCTTTTCTCTGTTCTGTATGATGTTTTCCCTGAGTATAAACACGTAGTCTACATTGGCACGAAGCGCTGGTGGAAGGTCCATCACGTATTGCATCGTCAACATGAAGAAGATGTTAAAGTGTCTACCGTTCATGAAACACTGGCGTATCCTGGTTTCCTTCAAAAACTTGGAATCGTACATGCAATCATCCAGAAGCATAAACGCCCCATTGGTTTTGTTCTTCCCTTTGGTACCCACGAGCTTTCTCTGCCTGGATAAAACTCTATCTACTGCCTCACCATCGTAATCCCCGTACACACAGACGTCTGGGATGAAATTTCCATAAAAGTGATTCCCTTCTTCTGTGCCTGATAGAACAATACCCGCTGGTATATGTTTCTTGTAGTACATGATATCCTTCACGAGTGTCGATTTACCTGTGTTACGTTTACCAATGAAGACACATATCCGATCATCTTCCATGGTATCCGGCTTGAATTTCCGCAACTGAATATTCATTCTACTTTAGTGTCTCGTTTTATTTAGCAAAATTTTACTCACAAATAATAGGAATGTCGGGTCGTTTAACGCTCGCAGCCACTGGCATCCAGGACAGATGGTTGACCGAACAACCACAATATTCACACTTTCTTTCTAGATTTAGAAGACACACAAAGTTTTCATTCGAGCAGATAGAAGTTCCATTTCAGAGATACGAAGAGTACGGTAACGAAACCACTGCTCGCATACCAAACAACGCCGGTGACCTGTTGAAAGGTGTCACCATAAACGTGGATCTTCCACCTCCCGCACCTTCTTCTGATAATAACTTGACTTTCACACTCGCGAGCGGTTTAGTCACGAGCAATCTTCAACTCGACGGTGAGACGACGAGTGATTTGGATGTTTATCAGGGTGTGGAATACGTATTTAACAGCACCGAAGAATTTCAAGTAAGTGGTTTGAGTGTGAACGATTACACGTCTGAAGACTTGGGTGGTGGAAATTATAGACTGACGATTAACATACAGGTTAATATAATCAGTACATACAGTGCAGCTAAAATAGAACTCGTGAGTGATTCATCAAATTATTTCATGAACCTTAACGTCAAACAAATCCGTTGGAACACGTCTATACCCACAAAGATGATTAAGTACGCGGATCTCGTCATAGGCGGTCAAACGATTCAAAGGATCACAGGTGAGTACATATACATGTATAACCAATTACACTACACACAAAACGATGCAGATTTTACACTCGCCGCTACCACACTCCATAACATCTATCCAATCGTTAATGATGCTACGTATTCTCAGTACACAGATTTCCAAAAGTACAAGGTGCAATTGCCATTTTATTTTCACAGACACCCGAGTCTCGCCATACCCATATGTGGTTTGAATAATCAACTGGTGGAGATAAAGATTAAATACAGGCCAGTAGATGAATTGACGGTTGAATATGACTTGGGTACATCTACGTACTCCACGACATCCATAACGTGTGACGTTCAATTGAGAAACATGAGCCTGTTCACAGATTTTGTGTATCTCTCCGAAGATGAAAAGAGCTTCATACGTACGAGACCGATAGAATACGTAATAACTCAAACGCAAGTCGCGGAGATAAAGATGGATCCGGGTGTTTCCAAGCGCTCGGTGATGATAAATTTCAAACACCCAGTCAAAGAACTATTCTTCATAGCCACCAACGATACAACGCAAGCGCATGTACCAATAAAACACGTGAATCTCAAGTTTAACAATAACACCGTCATAGACGCCGATAACCTTCAACTCTCTGCTGAACAACCTCTCAGACACCACACCAACTCCATAAACGAGAGTTACGAGTTTGGGGTATACAGTTTCTCTTTAAAACCAGAAGTATATTATCCCACTGGACAAGTCAACATGAGCCGTGTCATTCACAAACTTCTCGAAGTAGAATTGGATGGACCAAATGCGTCACATAATCACACGCTCCGTGTATACGCATCCAATTATAATGTTCTTCGTGTGAGTGGAAACATAGCCGGTTTAAAATTTTAGAATCTAATATTAGTAATGGCCGGTAGAGTTCAATTAGAGGCTGTGGGTCCACAGGACAGGCTGTTCACAGATGACCCAGAATACACGTATTTCATAAAAAATTTTAAAAAGCATGGGAATTATTCCAAATTTTACACGGATTTAGAATTCGATGGACATATAGAGTTCGGCGAAGAAATCAGGTGTAAGGTGCCACAAGATCAGGGTGATCTTTTGAAAGGTGTGAGCATTAAACTCACATTGAATCCATTGGATCAAAATTTAGTGAGTGGATACGACCACATCACTTATTGCGAATCCATCGCACAAGCCATGATAGAGTATGCAGAGTTATACATAGGTGGTAAATTGGTTCATCGCGTACCATCCGATATGTTAGCCATACACTCCGAATTGTACGTTACGCAGTCTAAACAAAGTTCACTTTCCAAGCTCGTAGGTAAACCATTCCGTATATTCTCTGTTTTTGACGACTATTACAAACAAATCAGAGAAAACTTACTCGATGAATCGAAGGTTGAGACCTCTTACAGAGTAGACATCCCTTTCTATTTTCACGAGCATCCAGAACTCGCGATACCACTGTATGCCATCACGAAACAAGAAGTGGAGATCGTGGTAAAATTGAGAAAAGTCGAGGAGTGCATATTCGCGGTTAACGACCACGCACTCAATGATACGAGCGAAAGCTATTACATAGGTGAAAATCCAACCGGACTCATAAAAACATTTAAACCCGCACTAGAAATGGTGAGCCTCGACGAAAAAACAAAACGATTCCCAGATCGCGTGGATTACGTGATAACACAGACGCAACAAAACAATATAGAACTGAATACAGTCGATGGAAAATACAACGCAGCACTCGAATGCAATGAACACGAAGCGAGATTGAGTTTCAGAAATTCAGTCAAGGAATTGTTTTTCATAGTGCAGGACAAGTTAGATAACGATCCAGCGACTGAAAATGATTTTGCGACACCGTTCCAATATTCATCACTGTCTAACTTTGACAGCCACCTGTTTTTCACAAACAGCGAACAAGTCAAATACATCGGATTAACTTTCGATGGCGAAGAGGTTCTTAACGATGTTACAGGAAACCTGGTACACATTCGTGCTATTCAGCCAGGTAAACACCACTCCAGAACTCCTATATACCGTCGATTTTACATGTATAATTTCGGTGTAGAACCAGAACGATGGTATCCGACGGGTCAATTGAACTTTTCTAACATAAAGAATCAGTTAATAAAAATCGGACTTTTTGATTATCCAACCACACCAGATAAACAACTTAGAGTTTACGCGCAAAGTTATAACATACTCCGTGTGGAGAACGGAACCGCAACAGTTTTATTTGAAACATAATGAAGACAGGTTTTGATCTCACAGACGATGCGAGCGCTCAAAACGAGCAACTCGCCAAAACAATGATCGATATCATCACTCCAGTGATTGAAAAAGGTATGATTCTCGCGGCGGAATACGCCAAGGCGTGTGGAAGAAATGCCGTACTCATGCAAGACGTGGAATACGCCATGAAATATTGTGCCATGCATGAGGTGGGAAAGCATATAGGTTCGTATTTACCAGAGGTTTACGAAGACGACGGGGATGAAGACGATGACATGGATATCATCGAAGAAGGTGAAGTGGAATTCACGCGATACACAGGTGATGACCCGAAATTTAAGGCTATGAATGAAGCGAAGGACTCTTGGGACACGTGGGTTCCATCAAATCCGTCGGAACAACTTATAAAAAATGCTATAGATAGTAATGGACGATGACCCCGAAGGGTGGACGGACGTAGAGTATAAGGAGTTCAAAGCGGATGACGCGGACTCGGATTCTGGGTCAGAATCCGAGTCTGAGTCTGATTCAGACAGGCCAAAGATGAAAGGATACCAGAAGAAGCAATACAAGAAGATACTTTTTGTGGAGGAGTTACTCCCAGAATAAATTTTCTATGGCTAATATATAACATGTCTACCGCCGCTGAAACCGTTACTCTCGTCAGCCAAGAGCTCGAATCGCAATCCTTGAACGCCGTCGCCGCCGGCTTCTCCTTCGCCGCGGCCCTTTCTTGGATGGACCTCGTTCGATGGATCGTCAACCAAGTCATCAGCGTCAAGAAGAACGGTGGCATGAACTACACGCTCACCGCCCTCTTCACGACCTTGTTGTCTATCCTCGTCTACTTGGGCTTGTCTCGTGTTTCCACTCGCGTCCAAAAGCCAACGCAACCACTCTACGCGGTTACCCGCTAAGTTTTCTTTTTGGTCACGAGCAACAGGACAACACCGACAAAAATTATCAAAAATATGGATACGAAAGCATCCCATCTACGCACATCCTCAAACTCCGGGATGTGCACAGGTGGTGGAAGGGCAAAATCCTTCTCAACTTTAGGCACATTTTCCAATTTATCAGTAGAACATGTCAAATTTAATTTAAGTATGTGATTTGCGTTTCTAAAATCGTATGGTATCAAACGACCATTACTACTGTAATAGAACTGCACGCGTATGCTCGAAATAGTCTGTTGCACACCGGAATCAAAGTTGTGTTCTATGGCGTCTTCACTTCCAGAGTAGTTTATGACGTCCCCACACACGAGTATCTTACCCGTATAAAAGGGTGTATCTGAATACACGGTCTTGTTAAACTCGTCTGATCCACTACTGAGTTTCAGTACAAACGCGTCTACACCTTGTAGGTTAATGCTCCCCGTCTTGAGTGTGTTAGATTCAGAATGTACGTTGTTGGATGGAAGGCCAAGCACATCGTGCGGTGTAGTGTATGTATTCGAAGACGTGTATCCGTGTATACCTCCATAGAATGCAAATGTAAAATCGCTCGCCGCCGTGAATTCTATGTCATTCGTGGCAGACGTATACGTAGCTGAATCTATGATGGAAGATTTGGTATTAATTTCACTCGCGAGTTCGACACCACTATAGTTTCCATTATCGAGTGTGATGGTCTCGGTGACAGAAGCTGTGTTTAAGGTAAACGTGTTGTTCCGATCGTGAATCAACAATTGACTATTGTGAATGCGGGCAGACACGAGTGATATTTTAGACACGTTATACACGGGATTTTTAAGGTGTATGACATAGTCACCTGGTTCCGGATAGAGCACGGGGTCTCTATCACCACTATCTATGTCTAAGGTATGTACCTTCATTAAAATACGTGGACAATATTTTAATGAGTGTATTACTCTAAATTAGGCTAATTTAGCACAAGTGATGTGATAATGGATTATTCATGAGTTGGCGCTTCGCTATAGAAAGACTCGCCTGAGAAGCGTGTGGGTTCTCGTTACCCTTGTATGGGTTGAGATCGTGGTACGACGTGTTCGTGTACTGCTGCGTCCATCCAGCGCTTTGTGGATTGACGCGACCATCCACACGCGTGGTATCCAAACGAACAGCTGTGAGCATACCACCTTGATTGAGTGCGTCCGCTCTGACATTCATGCGACCTGGATTCGCAGAACGGCTGGCCTTGCCACGACGTTCATCTGGGCGGAAACCGTACGTTTGAAGTTCTTCCACCGTGTACCCAGAGCCGTACACGCGCTTTTCTCCAATAGCGGCCGCCGGCGACTCCAAGTAACCGTGTCTGTAGCTGTGAATGCCTGGTTGTGGCTGGTTCATGTACGCATATTGCTCGATGTTACCATCCTTCCTGTTTCTCGTTGGATCTTGGGGCATGGTACTCGCCGATACAAATCTCTTCGCTGGTGCGACGTTGAGGGTATCTGTTCTGAGACCTGTTTCCGAACGGTTAGTCGTGCGTTTTGTGCGCTCGTGTTCACCTCGTGGAGTGCGACCAGACATGCCTTGTGCGCGCCCGAGTGTCGCTGGGAGACGCTCTGGAAGGTACGCAGTCTTCTCTGGACGATTATGGGACACGAGACCAACCACACCTCTTCTACCACCCTTCGCGTCGTACGCTGGACCAGATCTACCTGTAAGCGTCGTCAATCTGTAAGAGCCAACATTTTCTGGGTTTACGCGCAAAAGCTGCTGGTAACCACCAAAAGATGGAACAGATGGATCTACGCCTAGACCTGGACCAACCAATTGCTTCTCCACTGGAGAAACATTGTTCATTTTGTTATTGTCTATAAAGTATTGGTCCGCGCGGTTTCTAAGTTGTTCGCCGCTCATTCTGAATTGAGGAGCGATGTCACCAAAATTAGAAGCGACGGCCTTGTGTCCCTGTGGAATTTCCACTTGTTCAATTGGATAGTTTTTAGGTTGAGCCACTTGGTTAACGGTAACCTGTTGAATGGTAGGAGCCGGTACCGGTTCATACATTTCCTTTGGTTGGCTCAACTTTCTACCCGCGTATATAAGACCTGCGATAGCTGCTACAGATATGGGATCAGCCATTCTTATTTCTTATTGACATTTTTATTTAGGTATCTTTGCTGAAACAAACCATTTTGCACTTCGGAACGAGTACTCATTGGTTCGTAGGAGATGGTTTGCAAAGGAAGTTTGCACTCCATATTTTGGAGTGGGAACAAGTTTTGTTCATACGTCTTCGCGAGTACCTTATTAAAGCGAGAGGTCGATTGTGGTCGGAGTTCATCACTCGTGTCGATAAATTCCGCTGGAGCACCCTTACCAGCCATGTATGGCGCAGTACCGTACAACATGGTATTTGGACGGCTAGAACCATAGTTCAAAGTGCTGGGCTGAGGATACACGAACACTTCTTCGGTAGCACAGTTTACTGGAACGGCTGGGTTTTGAACCAACTTGAGGCCGGGCTGCAATTGGTAAGCCATTTATTATTACGTGAGATTTATTTATGCAATCGTACTTCGGTGCATACCACTTCTCTTGTCGCCATTTGGATCGAGACCAGCGAAGGCTTCGAGTTGCACACCTCTGGCATCTGGGTTACACATGGAACCATCCGACTTACACATGGGTGCGTTCTTCTTGCCATACAACCACTCCGCAAACTTTGTCTGATCACCTGGAATGGTAGACACTGGCGCAGAAACAAATTGTCTCGCGATCGCGTTTTGTTGATACATGGGCATACTTGATCTAGAGCGTGCTGGTCCAAATGGGGTGTCGCCCACGACGAATGCATCTGCGTCGGCTCTCACGGTTGGGTAAGAGCACGCTGGGAGCCTGTTTGGATCGTCACCCATGAGCACGTTTGCCATTGGATTCTCTTTCGTTGGCAATTGGCACGAGCTCGCTGTACTTTCGTAAAATTCTGTGGAACTCGCGACACCTTCCTTTACCATACCGGAGCGTTCCATAACATAAAGAACACCGAGTGCGGTCGCGGCGAGCACGAATATCCTGACATCGCGTTTGATAAGGTAGTGAATTGATGCGGCATATATTATGAACCTAGAACCAGCATTCACGCGTTGCGCTGAAGACTGGATATTGGTTGGCCAGAATTCGAGAACTTTGTCACTTCGCACGAGTTGCTTGGGATCTTCAAACCAAGAGCTCATTTATATATAGTAGTTTTATTTTTTCAACATACCACCCAACATGCCTTGCATGGTCTTCATGAGCGCGGATTCATCGATATTACCACCTTCCATGTCGAGTTGGTCAGCACACTGCTTCGCGACCTTCTCAATCATGGAGAGGGTGTCTTCTGGAATAGAACTGATGGTGGTACCGAGCATGTACAAAGTTTGAATGTACTGCCAGATAGCATCTTTCGTTCCTTCCGAAACACCCGCCCAGTGTCCTTCAAGGTTGATACCCTTCAAGAATTCGAGGTTCTTGGCTTCATTCAAAAAGAACGTGTCGTCCTTCGCAGAAATCTTGTCCGCGAATGGAGTGACACCCGCCATAAAACCGTCGACAACAAGGCGTGGGTTTGATGTTCGCATGAGCTCAAAGCCGGACATACATTTTTTAATACCTTTTTCTTCTGGAAACGTCTTGTGAAGTTCCGCAAGAAATTGGCCCATCATATCATTGAAAGCGTTTACAGAACTCATTTTTACTGTAATCTATACTAATTTTATCTTTAAGCGAATGGTTCTGTAGATATGGTCTCCTTACCTCCTATGCCGTTAGACACAATGAAATATACTAAAACTGCGTTAAGAAAAGCTGGTTTGGAATAAGCACTCGTTGGGAGTTTTCCTTCGTTATTGAGCTTCGCCTTGACGTGGACGTAGCCCGCCGTGATGACACCCGCGATGATAGCGGCCCAAGCTGGATCTCTAAGGTAATCTTCGAATTCCATTTAATAGTAACCAACTTTTTTTGCACGGGTTTCGGATGCGTCTGGGAACAATACATCGTCGTCCTCTTCTTCCTCCTGTTGCATTGCCACAGGTTTATCATCCGTGGAGATGGTCTTGAACTCATTATCGAATGGAGAAGTTTCTGGTTCTTCTTGTTGCTGTGGTGGGAAGGAATCTTCGGTCGTCGCTTCTGGTTCACCACTGGTTTCGCCTTCTGCTTCAGTCACGGGTTCATCCATTGGTTCACCCATTGGTTCACCCATTGGTTCACTCATGGGTTCAGGTTCAGGCATTTCGTCCATGAAATCTGGGTCTTCGGCGTCTTCCATTTCACCACCAAGATCGATGTCCTTGTTTTCTTGGGACATGTACGTTTGAAGAATTTGTTGTACCGGAATCAATTCGCGCACAGACGCTTCGATGGCGATGGCGAAACGCTCGTATAGCTTTTCATCTCTCACGTACTCGTTTTGGCTTTCGGAAAACACGTATGGATCCTTGTAAAGTTCCTTCGCGACGTTGTTGTAGCACGTTTGAATGAATGTTTCGTTCGTTGGAAGCTTGAGTGAAATCTTCTTGTTATCCTTGCCGAGACGCACGGACGAAAGAATCTTAACACAGCTCACAAACACGGCCGCGAGAAGGTCGTTAAACCACGCACACCTGTTCGCGATGTTATCGGTGTGTTGTTTAGACATGCTCTCGTTCCAGTTTGGAACTTCCTTGAGAAGCTTTTGGAACATCATGAGTACCTTTCTTCCCTTGGACATGGTGTACGCCTCTTCGTACATCTTTTCAAAATTCTCAATCATAACCGGACACATGAGTTCACACAATTGGCCCAAGTACTCACGCTTGGCTTCTACTAAAATATTGAGGTTGTCCATTTATGATTAAGTGAAATTTTTTTAAAATCATTTTCCCGCGTTTCCCCTGTACTTATTGGCCACCTTTTTCAAGTTAACAAAAGACGGAAAATCACCGAAATCTTCTGTCTCCGTGACTTCCTTTTGGGGTTTGTTTTTCTTGATGGACCACGTGATGAATATCTCGTAGTCGCCTATGAGCCTCGTGATGAAACCGCCCAGATCGAGTTGCCTCTTGATGTAATGCGTCGCTTTGATTCTATCGAAGGCCGGGTATCCGACCACAAAGTTTGGAATCTGTACGAATAATTGTTTGTTTCCAATCTCTACGGTCTGGCGAATCTTTTTAGATATCTGTTCGTAAATTTTCTTATACGTCTCCTTCTTCAATTGATTCTTTTTTTCAGTTATCTTTGAAATATCATTGACACTGATCATTACATTATCTAAATTAATTATTTTCCAACAATTTGGGGCGGCCATACATCTCTTCGGTGGTTGGGATGACCTTCTCTATGAGTGGTGTGTTTCTCACGAAATTGAGTTCGTTTTCTCGTACTTTGGAAAAGTCTTCGAATTCACGTATGTCCTTGTCTGTGGTAAACATCTTGGTGTTCGTGGGCTTATCGACGTCGAGTGGTTGTGTGCGAAGGGATATGACGACGACCACCGGGTTTGTTCTGCTCACTTCACTCATGTACTTGGCGATGATGAGCTTAGTCGTGTCGACCTTACCCGTCTCTTCATCGATGAACTCGATTGGGACGTTCGTGAGATCACCTAAATCTGGTTCACCAACACCCAATGTACGAAGCGTCGCTTGCATGTTGAAGTCATTCCAGTTTACTTTGTTTGGGTCGTCCATGATGCGCACATCCGATGACACGGCGAAGGCGTATGGGAATCCACCGTGTTTCACGACCATGAAATTGCACCTGTAGACTTCATCACCAGTTTTATCGTGTTTGAATTTTCTGACCTCAGAGGTCTGAACGATGTAAGTACACAAACCCGTGATCTCTTGAACCCGCTTGTTCACCGCGAGCACGATCTTCTCCATGACATCATTGGAAACCTTCACGTTTTCGATGCGTCTGTACCCAGTGAGGTCGAGCACATTTTCGTCTATGTCAGAGGTCTTTGTCTTCGTGGAGAACCTCTCTGTCCTGGACATCAAAAAGAGTACGAGTAGAATCAACAGTACCAAATACAGTATCCGCATTAATATATGTTCACAAAATTTTTAGTCCCGAAAAAGTTTTAGAAAAAAAAATTATTTTTTTACTTTCTTTTTTCTAAAAAAAGTTTCAAAAAAAATATTTTTTTATTTTTATTTTTTGTGAGAATTTGTATGGTCATACACATTTTACTATAAATACAAACCAAAACACGGTGTTACATGTATTTGGATTTCACCCAGTTTCGGTCCGCCTTAAAAATTTTAGAGAGCTTTGGATCTGTGGTTCGGAACAGTATCATTAGAACATTCAAACGCCTGAAAAGACCGAGAGGTGGTTCACCAGCGCGAATGACCTTCGCTAACGCGCGGTGTCTCGCGAGTTCCGATTTATCGCGAACATCGTGGTATCCGTGTTCACTGAGCTTACCATTAGACCTAATGGGAATGATGACTTTCTTCATTATACGATATATTAAGAATATTATGTGTACTGCGCCTGGTTGAGTTAAAGTTTTTAGTCCCATAATTTAATAGATGTCGCTTCTGATATACAGTCCAAAGTGTAGTCACAGTCTAGATCTCATCGACTACATCAAGAGACACCCGCAATTGGCACAATTGGTGAGTTACCACAACGTAAACCTAAAGGGTGTTCCACCACAGTACGCACACAAGATAAACCGCGTTCCTACCATGCTCACAAAGAATGGAAAATTTTTGGTAGGAAACGAGATACGAAACTGGCTCGAGTCGCTTCTTCCAGTCGAAGATATAGGTACATGCGGTTTTGGCGGGTGTTCCATGACCACGTTCGATGGAGAATCGAATTCAGACATTTTTAGTTTGGACGATTACGGACGAACACTTCAACCCGCGATGACACCCGAACTCGAGGAAAAGATAAACCGTGACGTGTCACAGACCTACAACACAGACATAAAGAATTAGGAAGTGTTTTAGGCATGAAGCTCGCTACGATACAGGCGAGTGCTATAAAATCCACTTTCGAGGTACTAAAAGATATACTCAATGACGTAAATATCTATTTCAAACCAAGTGGTGTGTACATCACCACACTCGATACGGCGCGCACATCGCTTGTAGACATGTTTCTCTCTTCGGATAATTTCGAAGAGTACGAGTGTGAAAACGATATAGTCGCGGGTATAAACGTGTCTAACACGTTTAAGCTACTCAAATCTATCACAAATAACGACGTCCTCATGATTAGCATTGATTGCAGAGAATTCATGAACATAGAAATTCATAGCGAAACCAAGAAGACGTCTACCAAGTTTGCACTCAAACTTCTCGATATCAATGAAAACCAAATCGAAGTTCCTGAGATGAACATGACTACCGTGACACCGATGCCTTCCGTAGATTTCCAAAGAATTTGTCGCGACATGTATAACATCGGGGGTGACATAGAAATCGCGCGCGACGGTAAAGTTCTTCGTTTGAAGTGCGAAGGTGATTTCGCGAATCAAGAGACGGAGATCCAATGTACGGAAGAGAGTCCACGCATATGTGGTACCTATTCTCTTCGGTACATGAACATTTTCACGAAAGCGACGAGCATGTGCTCGACCGTGCAAATCATGCAAGAGGATAATAACCGTTTCCTCATATTAAAATATAACGTCGCCAATCTAGGTGATTTGAAGTTCTACCTCGCCACTAAAGAACTCGAAGATCAGTAACGTATCCATCGAGAGTACTGACTGTTTTTGTCTTACCAAATACGTTCTTCAAACGAATGTTTGGATACATGGTGGCGAGTGTTTCCTCGTCGTAGTAAAGCATGTCGCGTATGCGGACCCTTTCTCCGTGAAAATCACCTCTTGGTCCGGCATATCGCTTTATCTTTCCTAAAATATCCTTGACGGGCTTATCGTCCGTGTCTACGAGATGTGCAGACATGAGTGGAATACTAAACACAATACCTGGTTCGCTGGGTGGTGGCCACTCATGTCGTGTTTTGTACGTCAAGTACTTGTACAACTTGTCATTGTACCAGTATTTGACCCGAATGATCACCTTTTTCACGTTCGCAGGGAGGGTTTCTTTCCTGTACTTTAGCTCCTGTGATTCAACGTAGTGTTCATCAAACAACCCGTCCCACTTTTTAGACTCACCCTCCCAGAATTCACCTTCTGTCTCGAATTCTTTGTCGTTATCTATAAAATATTCCATCGCTGCGCGTTGAATGCGATAATCGGGTATGGCGACGAAATTTTTGTAAACATCGTAAATCCATATGATTACGCTAGTTAAAAGATTGCGTAGCATTCTAATTAATTTATGGAGGGAAATTTTTTAAGTAGATATAACAACAAAATAGACGCATGGAAACAGTCTATCGATGATGACCCCCAAAACCGTTCGGAATACGAACGGGACATGTCCGAGTATCTAATAAAGTGTATGCCTTACATGAAACAATACACGGAAGACATAGATGTAGAAGTCAGTACAGACAATATCTTTAATTGTAAAGAAACGTCTGGTCTACAGAGAAAGGACATATTTAATGAATACCTAGCAGACGTAGAAAACATGACTGTAGAGAAGAAAGTCGAGAAGAGGGTGGACATGTGTCCCACCTGCCCCGATAGTAACATATTCCATTTTGCCGATACAAGTGAACTCGTGTGTGATAACTGCGGTCTCATTTTAGCCACCCTCATCAGCGAAGAATTAACCTATCGCGAAGAGCAAGAGACATCGGAAAAGATTGTGAATTATTCTTACAAGCGTGAGAATCACTTTAACGAATGGTTATCGCAGTTTCAAGCACAAGAGACCACTAACATACCACAAGAGGTCATAGAACAACTGCGGAGTGAACTCAAGAAGATTAAGATAAAGTCACTCGAAGAGATCACACACGCCCGAGTAAGAAGTCTCCTTAAAAAGCTCAAACTTAATAAGTATTACGAGCACGTCCCTTACATAACAAACATATTGAGTGGTATCAAGCCTCCTAAGATGCCACAAGAGCTCGAAGAACGTCTTCGTATCATGTTTAAGGACATACAAAAGCCATTCGATGATAATTGCCCGTCGTACAGACGCAATTTCCTTTCCTACAGTTACGTGCTGTACAAGTTTTGCGAACTTTTGAGTGAGGACTCATACCTTCAATACTTTCCACTCCTTAAAAGTAAAGAGAAGCTGTACCAACAAGATGTGATATGGAAGAAGATATGTCATGATCTAAGATGGGAGTACATACCCACCGTTTAAAGAAAAGGGTACTCTAAAAACATAATGAACGTGTACGAACAGTTTTGTGTAGACGAAGCGACGTTTCACCTAAACAAAGCCAATGAAATCCTGACCAAAGAAATGAAAGAACCTAAGAAATATTACAACGAAACACTCAAGAGTTACAAAGACCTCGCGCGCCTGTTTCCCTTCATTCTAGCAATGAGATACGCCGAACTTCACACTGACGTTCCGGAAACGGAGGAAAGTTTATCAGATACGCAGTCTTCAACCCAGTCAAGCGAAGGTAGTTACGACCCTGAATCTCAGCCGCGTCATTTAAGGTTTTAATCGTTTTGAATTCGAGGACGGTCTCGTTATTAATGATGATGTCCGCCCTCAAATTTCCAATCACATGTCCATTGAACGGAATCGGGACTATTCTTTCCGATTCGTAGGGAATGTTCTTCGAACGAAGAAGCACTTCCATCGCATTGTGATATACTCTCTCACTGTATCCGGGTCCCAGTTGAGAATATATCTCTGTGGCAAGTTCTTCCACCATACTTTTTAAATGTGTGTTAGTTTTAAGCAACATGTGGTGGTGGCCATTCAGCAAAATGAAACGTTCTTTTAGTTATCTGATGGGGGAATGACTCCTAAGTCATTCACAAAAGATCAAAAACCAAGACAACATGGACAGACACCATCTACTCGGCCTCCTCGACAAGCTCCAAGAAAAGTACTCCCTCCAAGACGGGGAGTACAAGGAGTTCGCCG